GGTCATTTTCACAGCAATGGCTCGATTCTTCGGGGTTCGCTTAGCTGACACGCTTTCATGTCCTACTGCTCACTCTCCAGTTCGACGATATGTTTATGATGATTTTTGTGAAGAACTCAAAGCAGATGAGAATAAGTTTCCTTGGATACCACTGATAAACACACAGAACCAAGAGGTGGTTGCGGTACAATTGCTTCGTCCATTGCAAGGAGCGATATCTGATCATTTCGTGAATCCATGGCCATCTTACTATTCAGAGTGGAAAAGGTGGATGATTTCTAGGTTGAATAATCTGTTGCGGAATATTTTGAATGTATATCCGGTAACTGTGTATCATGGTTTAGATGTGAATCCTATCATTGCTAATCTGATCGTTGCTGCGTTCTTGAACGGCTTGCCGTTTATGAGTTATATACCATTTTTATTCGTGCGACGTAACGTTTTTGATGATGTGATTGATGCAAATTTGGTGGCATCAGGTATGTTAGCATGTTATCATGATAACTATTTCGTGCTGATTCCAGGAATGAAATACTATGCTTTTAAAAATTATTCCAATAGCCCATTTGATCCGTGCTTATTCAGTAAAGATAAATCAACATACGCTACCGGTTACTATTACCGTAACTATGAGGAAATATCAGTTCCTTTAACAACATTGACAATACCGTCGAGTGTTCTGGTACACATAGATAGGCCAACGGCTAGTCCACATTTTTTAGTTCCCACTTCCGGAAATAATGTCGATGTTTATGGTCAGCAGGTAGACTCATTTATGTTATTGATGCTGGAGGCTATGATTCAGCAATTTTATAACAATTCTATTGCTAATCCAGCAAAGTCTTTCCATCGATTGGATGAATGTTACATGGTCTTAACGTCACAATTCTATGAAGAGGTAGATTCGTTTGAAAATCGTGTTTTTCAATTAAGTGTTGCCGCTACTAATGGATATCAATTGATGGAGCGGGTCCCGAGACATCCTACAATTGAGTGGGTTTCGAGGTTCATAACACAAATTAAAGCGCCAGGTGTTTCAGATTTGCTGACCTTCGCGAACCCTAGGTATGTCCCAATTCTGGCTAATTCTCCATCTCCATTACCTTCTATTCATGTGGATTACTACAGACGTTTAACTGCGTCTGTGCCATTATCAATTGGATCCGTTTTTATTGCTGATGACGCTCAGAGACCAGTTCAGGCACTATTACAATATACACCTGCGACTATCGCTAATTATGATGCTGATCATGCAGCTAACGTGGCGTCAACTCTGCCTATAACACCCGAATATGATGATTTCTGGGTAGGAAAACCACTGTTTACATCATACGCTCACCATAATAGTGATGTGGAGGTGCTTCAGAATCAATTACCTGACCTTCCAAGTGATTATTTTTCTCATGACGATATATATTTCAGAGCATTGTTCAACTCATATCGTGGCATTAAGGATAAGTCATACCATAAGGATTTAGCGAATCTGCAATTTGTAGCCACGTTAATGAATGCCGATAATAAACCGTATTTGACGAGTAAAACGGCAGTGTTGTATATGGGAGCTTCTGGCACGCATCCACACATTCAGCAACCAACAGTAATCAAGCCATGGACTGAAGGCGCGTTACCTGGAGTGCCCAAAGCATTGTATGTTCGTCAAGTGGGTTATGATGTGGTGTTTGGCCGTATGTGCAATGTTAGGCATCCGTTACCCATTGGAACATTTCCTTATATATATAGTGACGTGGATCAGGTAGTTGATGCCGGTGATGATTTATACAAAGCAAACCGTGTAGCAATTGATGTGTATGAGAACATAGTGCGTACACTTCCACGATATGGTAGTTTCTGCATGAAAGTTAACTTTCCTACCGCTTTTGTCATGAGCGTTCTTTTAGAACGAATTATTGAGCAATTCCATTCATACGCAATCTCGAAGCCAATGATAAATAATAACGTGGAGGTGTACGTTCATGGTTTCGGTAAATTACCAAGACATGCTAATCCAGATGCTAAATTGCGAGCGGGGGTCGTGTTGTTTCTTCGGCAATTGTTCAATCGGTATAAAACGTTAAAACGAGCATTAACTGATGTTCCAAAACGTGGTGTGACGGATGATGGTACTAATTTGAGTGGCATTCTACAGATTAATTTGTTGGATACAAATTTTACCGGAGATCAGTCTTTGAATGTGATGGCTCTGGCAGGTTTAGCGCGTCGTAATGATAGTGCGGTAATTACGTATGCTACCCGTAATCATTTTGGCTCCCAGATGGTAACCATCACTGGCATCCGTTCTAAATTTGGTGAGACACGTCAAGAGCGAATGATGTACACACCTGTACCAATTCTAGATGCGTATCAGATGCAATCTCGTTCGATCCCATACAAAACACCGGTAATATTTGGTGATAAGGCGGGTGTATGGCGTACGTTGGCTATGTTCTTTAATGAAGCGTTGACTCGATCTTTTCCATCTCAGCTAACTCATCTATGTGATTTGGGTACGGGTCCTGAAGCGCGGATTCTGACCTTGATGCCATCTGTCAAGCCTTTAACTTTAATTGACGTTCGTCCATTTTCTGAAAGTAACGTTTGTTGGGCTACTGAGACAAACTTTTTAGAATTGGATTACTTGCAGGATGATTGGTCACGATTTGTTGACTGTAATGAGGTTTCTTGCATATTATCGTTAGGCGCAGCATGCGTGGAATCAGGTTTCACAGTATTGGAGGGTCTAGAAAATGTGATCAAGAAGACACGAGATTCAGGTGCAATGAAGTTGCTGATACAACTTAACTGTAACATGTTTGGTAATGTGGAAGGGGTTCCAGGTGAACTGATTGTTCATTCGACCACGGGCATGTATGAGTTTCTAAAGAGCGGTCGCATTGAGCCGTACGTGTCATATGTCGATATGGAACAATATATTGAGGATAATTTGCACGATTATGCTATTACGTGGATGGTTATGACGCAGGATCTTGGGTGGCTGGATCAGGCTTTTTCGTCTTTAGTTGGAACTTCAACGGAAGCGATTGAGACCGCTCGTCATTTATCTCAGTACCTGCCATTACTGCTGATTGATTTTTCTAGACCAGGCGTGGAGACGCGGGGTGAGTTAATACAGGGCCATCTTGGTAAAATGAGAATGCATTTACCTGATGACGCAATTGTTGTGGTCTATTTTGTGGACGGAGCCAGGAGCGCTCTCTGGAGTCATCATGAGAATTACTCATATATTGGCAGGATGTTGGCGAACTATCATGATCATGTGTTAGAGATGGACTGGCAACCCACGATTAATGGTCTAGTTACGCTTAGAGCCGGGCCGAATATCGATGAATTGACATATAATTTGGGTTCAGTTATAGTGCAGGCACCTGCTACGAACGTAGATATTGAATGGCCACAGCAGTGGGATTTTTCGGATACTGGTACTGATATTAAGCTACGATTGGATGGATTTTACGATGTGCGAGTGTATTATGGCGATGATGTCAATAAATATCCAGTGAATCCATCAAAGTATTCAATAATTCAACGAAATCAAAATGATCGGATTATGACATGGGTGGTGGATAGGAGTGATGCTTATCATCAATTTTGGCTACTTGATACTCAATCGGACTTACCAGGGCAGTATATTAGTGTTCGTCTCGATGAACTTACTACACATTTGTGGCCTGAAAGTATTGAAACGTTTCTCTCTCCGCCCGATTTGTCGGTGTGGCAAGTCATATATGATGATGAGATTGTAGCCAATTTTGATAAAGGAAACAATGTCGTTCCAGAGTATTGGGAACGTGCGGATGAGTCCTATGCAGTAGATGGTTCTCTGCCTACTTTTTATGTACCGGCGGGAGTGTGGCGCATAAATCATTTGGGCTGAGCAACCTCGCCACGGTAGCCGTGATTATTCATC